AATGCCAAACAACAAGACTATATCTTGTGCCTGATGTCACGGGTTTAACTCTATGCCAAACAAATGAAGGAAAAACAATAATAGAACCTTTAGGTAATATCTCTTTTGCTTTTCTTAAATGTTGACTTTCATCTCTCATATGTGGATCGTAGTTTCTAAAATCAAATTCTAGTTCACCACCTGTGTATTCTGAACCATCTGTTAATTGACAAGTCATAGATAGTTTTCGAATCTTACCATTTTCAGGTCCTTCTTTTTCATAAGCTTTATCCCAACTATCACAGTGCCAATCATAGTATTGATTGTGTTTATATTTTGTAAACTGACAAGATTCTGATCTTTCCCAATCAAAATTCCAACCAGCTTGTTTATTTGCTTCGTGAACATATGGGTGTAATTCTTTGTATATCCAAGTATCATTTAACCAAACTAGATCAGAGTTTCTTTTTCTTTTTAAATCTTTTACTTCTTCTTTTTTTAATTTTCTATCTCCATAGCCACCTGTTCTAGCCATAACTTCTTCTTGTGAATTTGCATAAGCTATTACATCATCACAAAATTTTGGTGTAAGCACACCACTAAAATACCAATAGTAATTAGATATATTCATAAGTTATTGTTTGGACAAAGTTTAATGAATCTTTTTGATTGTTAGTTATGTAATACATATTAGTAGATGGAAACATTATAAATCTATTATTTAAAAGTGGTATGTCCCAAGATCTACCTTTACGTCTATTGTCTTCAAAGTGTATTCGAACATTACAATCTTTGACCTTTACACCATATAATAATGTAAAGTCTGGAGAGTTTCGTAGATCTACTGGATCTATATTTAATAAAGGAACTGTTGTTTCCTGGGGTTTATAAATATTTCCCCACGTTTCTTTGTTAATTAAATTAACACCATACTCAAGACCAACGTGATCTCGCATATAAGTATTTAACATATCCCAAGTTCTTGAGAATGGAAAATCTTTATTTTGAATTACTGATTGTAAAATATCGCCTGATAATTTATCTCGGTCGATGTCCCAATCTTTAGGCATCGCCACATCACCATAATATAAAACTTGTTCTGTTAATACTTTCTTTTGCATACCTGGATGTAATATATACATCCATCATTTATAATGTCAATTGATATTAAAAGAATTGATCTAGATCAATTATGCTTTAGAATCTGTTAGATCCCAAGACTGACCTGATTCATTCCAGACGTAAATCCATCTGTGAGTATTAGCTGTGTTTTGTGAAGTCTGTTCTTCTGTTAATGCTGGAGCATCACCAATTGGTGATTTCCAATTAGCAGTTGTAGTATCTTTTACCCAAGATGCATAAGGTTTTTTAGGCCAAAAGATTTGATCATCTTCGTCCCAAATGTAACCTATACCTGCGTAGTTTCCTCTAAATGCTTTAGAGTTATCTCCAGAAATATGTGTATTACCTGATGTATTGTAAGATGTTTGAATCCACATTTGTGCAGGCCAATTATTATGTGTTTCTAAATATTGTTGTCCTACTGTTTCATCTTCAACGCCATCAGCGTTTAACATATCAGAATTATTCAAAGTAAGTACTTGAATAACTTTACTGTTAGCTCCTAGTTTTGCAAAATGTGCCATAATTATCTCCTTATATCTTATTTTTAATTATCATTCAACTATTGAAATTTATACCTTATTATTACCACACCAGAGCCACCTGCGCCACCTTTAGAAGCAGGACCAGCACCGCCGTTTCCACCGCCACCGCCTCCACCACCACCAGTGTTAATTGTTCCGTCTTCTGCTGTACTTGGTTGGGATTTTGTTCCGTCTCCACCACCACCAGTTCCACCACTTCCAATTGTTCCTGATGGATTTGTAGCTGCACCGCCTCCTCCACCTGCTCTTGCAACAGGTGATCCACTTATTGAAGTCGTTGCGCCAGCTCCACCATTACCACCTGCGCCTCCAGGATTAGGAGTATTAGATCCGCCAGCACCAGCAGCCGTTGCTCCGCCACCTCCACCACCTCCTTCATTGTCTGATGCGTTTCTTCCTATACCAGCTCCACCATCTTTTCCTTGAGGAGGAGATACGGGAGGTGTATTTCCACTACCAGCTGCTTTAGCACTACCACTACCATCACCGTGACCACCACCTCCGGATCCACCAGGGGCACCAGTCTGAGTTGGTGCACATTGCCCACCACCTCTTCCACCACCAGTAGCTGTTATTGTTGAAAAAGTTGAATTAACTCCATTAACTGCTGCACCAGGGGCAGCAGTTTGACCAGCTCCACCTCCACCAACTCCTATTGGATAAGATGCTATTGAAACTGGTAAATTATATCCTGGCTGGCCAGCGGTTGCATTTAAAGGACTAGCTGTATAAGAATCTGATGATGCTTTAGATTCTCTAAAACCACCAGCTCCTCCACCGCCACCTTCTTCAGCGCCACCACCTCCACCACCAGCTACTACTACATAAGAAACTGTATTTGATCCTGAACTATTTCCTACGCCAGTCACTTGAAAAGTTCCAGGTCCTGTAAAGGTATGAACTTTATAGTTGGTGCAAACTGTTGTTATAGTTCCACCTGTTGCTGTAATAAATTGTGGAGCAGGTGCATCTGACTGTAATCCTGAATCTGTTACTAACCAACCTTGTGTTGAATCTATATAAATTAGTGTAACCGCAATACCTTCTGTTTCTAAAATTGAATCTTCCGCAACGCCACCAATTTTATCAGAACCATTTCTAACTAATGTACAAGCATTTGTATCAAAAGTTTCTGCATAATCTTTTATTGCAACAACTGCGCCTGCAGTTCCTGCTGGTAAGTTAACTGATACTGCACCACCTGTTGTATTTACAAAATATCCTTCACCAGCCACTGCTGTAAAACCTGATGTCTTAACTGTTGTTACCCAAGACGCTGAACCTGTTGCACCAAAGTTTGTTGCTGTACCTTGGTTGTTAATTGTTGCACCGGCAGGAATTGTGAACGTATCGCCACTATCACCTAGGGTGACAGTTGTTCCCGATCTTGGACTAATTTTATTTACTTTTACTTCACTCATAATATTTTCCTATTGAAATTTGTACCTTATTATTACTATACCTGAACCACCTTGACCACCAAGGACAACTGGACTACTTCCTGAAGAACCACCTCCACCACCACCACCAGTATTATCTATTCCTGCGTTTCCTGCTGTTTGAGTGGTTGGACCACCACCGCCTCCACCTCCGGCGCCACCTGCTCCAATACCATAAGGTGATGATGGTGCTGGACCAAATCCACCTCCACCCCCACCTGCTCTTGCAGTTGGTGTTCCGTTAATACTTGAAGTTGCCCCATCTCCACCACTACCTTTTCCAGGTGCACTAGATGTACTGAGTCCAACCGACGTTGCTCCACCACCACCACTACCTACATATGTTGAATTAGCTATAGGACCACTGCCTGAACCACCTGCATTATTTCCTTGAGCTGGAGTTGTTGAAGGAGTATTTCCTGCTCCACCTGTTCCATTTACAGCACCACCACCTGAACCACCTGCAGTTCCTGGTCTGCCTGAAGGAGTACCTGTTTGTCCTCCGGCCGCTCCACCACCTGCTGAAGTTATTGTTGAAAAAGTTGAAACACTACCACTACCTGAATTATTTCCTGCAGTAGTTCCACCAGGTCCACCACCACCAACAACTATTGGAAAAGTTGCTGCTGTAACTGTAATTCTATTTCCTGGAGTACCGTGCCCACATAAGGGACTTGCAGTATAAGGAGTAGCAGGGCTTTTAGTTTCTCTGTATCCTCCTGCACCACCGCCACCACCACCTTCTGAAACTGCTCCACTTCCACCGCCACCACCGCCTGCAACTACCACATAAGAAACTAAATTATTAGCAGCGCAATTTGCTATAGAACTAACTATAAAATCTCCAGGTCCTGTAAATGTATGAATTTTGTCATTGCCATCTTCTGTTATAGTTCCACCTGTTGCTACTATAAAAGCTTCACCGGTAAAAACTGACTCATCGTCTTGTGTTGCTACCCATCCTTGAGTTGCATCTACATAAACTAAAAATATTGAAGCACCAGAAGTGCTTATAACAACATCTACAGAACTACCTCCATTGATTGGAGATCCATTTCTACCAATAGTTAAATTAGCTGTTGCAAAATTTCCATTATAATCTTTCATTCCTACTATATCTCCTGCACTAGGAGAACTAGGTAGTGTCAAAGTAAAAGCTCCACTTGCTGCTGTATCACAAAAATATCCGTTTCCAGATACTGCTGTAAATCCTGTTGTTTTTTTTGTTGTAACCCAATTTACAGTCCCTGTTCTACCAAAACCTGTCTGTGTTGCACCTGATGCTAAAGCAACGGTACCACCACAACGACCTAATGTAATTGCAGAGCCATCTACAACAATAGGATTACTTGCTCCTGATCCGATTGTAGTAGTTGTTCCACATTTTTTAATGATATTTGAATCATCTGAAACTTTATTTATATTATCTACTTTAATTTTACTTGTCATAATTTACCTATTGAAACTTGTACCTTATTACTACTATACCTGATCCGCCAGCACCACCTGCTCCACCGGGTCCTGGTGCTCCTGGTGCTAAATTACTATTAGCTCCACCACCACCGCCTGTGTTAACTGTTCCAGCTGTTCCAACATAAGGAGTTCCGGCTCCTGGAGAAGCATCTCCACCACCACCAGCACCTCCACATCCTCTAGAAGCTGTATTGTATGAACCACCTCCACCGCCACCTGCTCTTGCAACTGAAGAACCGGTTATTGAAGTTGATACTCCTGCTCCACCATTACCACCACCACTTGTTGATCCATTATTACCTACTGCTCCTGCAGCACCACCGCCGCCAGCACCATAATTAGGGGCTCCTGCACCTTGACCACCATCATTACCTTGAGATGGAGAAACTGGTGGAGTATTACCTGAACCAACAGCAGTTCCTGGATTATAAGAACCACCTCCTGAACCACCATCACCACCTTGTAAAGAACCACTACCGTCTGGACCACCACCTCTACCACCACCTGTTGAAGTTATTGTTGAAAAAATTGAATTTGATCCATTTGCAGAATTTGTACAGTAACTTACGCCTCCTACACCACCTGCACCTACTGTTATTGGAAAAGATGTTGCTGTAACTGTAACTGCATTTGTTGGTGCGTTTGCCACTAAAGGTGACGCTGTAAAATTATCTATAGGAACATTTCTTCCTTCTCTAAATCCACCAGCTCCACCACCTCCCCCTCTAGTCGATTGACCACCACCTCCACCACCAACTACAAGATAACCTACTGTATTTTCTGCTGCAGTTGTTGAAACTTTACAAACTGTAAATGTACCCGGACCTGTAAATGTATGAATTTTAAAGTTTCCACAAGTTGTAACAGTTCCACCTGTTGCTACTAAATTTGGATTACCTATTGCATTACTTGTTGAATCTTGAACGTTTTTCCAACCCTCTGTGTCATCAACGTAAACAAAAGTTAAAGATTGACCTTCTGTACCTGCTGCAAAATTAGCAGCTACTCCCCCTATTTTCTGTGAACCATTTGGTGAAATAGTTAAACCGTTTGTTTGAAATGTATTTGTATAGTCTACTACAGAAACAATATTTCCAGCAGTTCCTGCTGGTAAGTTCATTGTAAATGCACCGCCTGAAGTGTTGGCAAAATAACCTTCTCCGTTAGCTGCAGTAAAAGTTGCTGTCTTAATTGAACCTGTCTGCCAGTCTACAGTTCCTGTTCTACCGAAACCTGTTTGAGTAGCGCCGCACGCGAGTGTAACTGCTGTGCCTGATCCACCTAAAGTTAAGGTTGAACCACTTTGTTTATCTATTGCATCTACTTCTATCTTTGACATTATACTATTACTAAAGTC